TGCCTGGATCTAATGCAGCAGAAACTCTGTTTCTGTTGTAAAGTGTTTGAGAAGTTCCATCTCCTAATGCAGTACCAACAACCATAGATGTTGAGTTAGCAATTGAGTCAATTGTTGCATAAGAAGATGTTGCGGAAGACAAATAAATGGAATCTCCGACAGCAAAATCATTTTCAAAATCCGTCAATGTTCCTGTAATAGTTGTATCCGAATCGGCAGCAGTAACTCCTGTTGCTCCTTGATGAGCAATTATTTCTATAGGAAAAGGTCTGATGGTGTAATCTCCCGATTCATCGTAAGTCCTTCGGGCCAACATCTTTTCAATTTCACCATAGACAGGATATTTGGTGTGTTTAGTAGGAGTACCACTTGATACTCTCATCAATTCTATAAAATCTGTGTCTGCGTTTGCGGCTACTGGATCAGTTGCACTTGTTTCTTTCTTTGCAAGAGTTAGTGTGATCTTAAAACGAGTTGCACCCTGTGCATTTGCATTTGTTGTTCCAGAAGCAGGATCAAGTAAAGATGTATCTGATGAACTATCAATTATAGCTTCTGTAGTTGTCAATCCAATTCTGTAAGTTGGTGTGTTACTATATTTTTCCAGAATTAGAGTTTGAGGAAGTACAAGAACGAAAAATCCATTGACAAAATAAACACCCCTGTTAATACTAACAATTGAGGAATCACCAGCCGGAGTTGTTGCCGAAACTGTTGCAGTAGTAGAAGTTGATCCTTCTAAGTAAATAGTTGAACCAGCAGAAAATGCAGTTCCAGATAAGAATTTTAAAATAAGAGTGGGGGCATCCGAACCAACTGCATTGACAGTAGCGACAACTTGAGCTCTTGTTGTTCCTGCACCCACTGTTACACTTGTATCAGAAATAACTCCATCTGCAAAAGTTGATGCAGTATCCGATGAACTTAATTTTAAATAAGAAACCTCAGTATCAAGAGTAAGTTCGCCTCCAAGAACCTTACTTCCATCCTTAAAAATATGATCACCTAAACGTGATGATTGTTTTTGAAGAATTGTCTGAAGTTGTGTCAGTTCACGACCCTGTACTGCATAGCCAGGACGAAATAAAACTCTTAAAAATGCCTTATCCTCATCATAGTCATCATAATAAGGAGATACATTGAAATTAGTTGTTACATTTGCCATTTAGTTGTTCTTTACAAATTAGAATTCGATGATAAGTTTAATGTCCTCTGTTTGGTCAGATGCACGGGCAACTGGAGCACGATTTTCAATATAGATTACTTCACCAGATCCAATTTGCATTGAACCATTTGCAACATTTGTCAATCTGGCAGTACCACCAGTAAAAGTAAAGACTGCTTGAGCATCAGCGGCTCCTGTGGTACTACTTGCAACATTTGTAGTAGTACATTGCCACGATCCTGGCTTTCCATCATATCCTGCACTTGAATTTGCACCATTTGTAATATCTACTACTCTCATTGTACTTGCAGATGCATTTACATCAACCACATAAGCAGTTGCACCATTTGCACCAACTGTTCCTTGAGTAATTGTAATATCTCCACTTAATGCAGCAGTGTTGGCTGTGTATGTAAATGTTTTTGCCTGAGTTGCAGTATCACCAGTGTACCTTGTATATGCACCATCTGAATTAGGATCTGTCAATAGTCCAATTTTACGAAAATCATTTGTTGTTGTAAATGTTCCCGATTCATCCTGAGTCAATTTTGAATTGACCATTATGAAATATCCACCCAATTCCTTAATCGGATCATACCCATGTCCACCTTTTGGTGGAATGATTGCAGTAATGTCAGCACCAGTTCCAGCACCAGTTCCTTGTTGTTCAATAATAACCGAGGCCGTTGTAAAACTATTTCCTGTACTTACAACTGTTACACCACCAACCGCATCTGTGTCAGAACTATTTGCAGTTAAAACAATTTCCTGCCCATGGCCATCTCCATTGATTCTACAGAATGGTGCCACGTTTGCAGTAATCGTTCCTGTCAATTGTGGTATAGTTGCATCCAAAGTCAATGTTTGTACACTTGATCCATATGAACTATCAGTGATTTTTCTTACATAAGAAGTTCCACTAAAAGTAAAATAGACGGATGAATTATTATATTGATCATTTGAAGTTAGGCCAGGAGATGCCATTGTTAATGTGGATGTTGCTCCTGTTCCAGAAGTTGTAACTGTCTTGCCCGTTTCAAACGTATATCCAGAACCATCTGTATTGATAATAAAAATATCCAATGCACCATCTACTGTATTATATTCAATGGTTGCTTGTGCAGAACCATCATTCTTTACTCCGCCAGTTCCCAATCCTCCTGCCGTTGCGGTGTTTCCGTATGCATTTGCATCTCGCAACTGTTTTACTGGAATGTAACTTGATGTTACAAATTTGAGTGCTTCTGATGCAGAGATGGTGTACATATATTTCCACTTATATCCATCCGATTCCGCAGCGGGAGCACCAGCAGTTGTTGTGGTGTGAGTTGGTTCAACTGTAGAAGGTTTTGGATAATTAGAACCACTAATTTCTGTTTCCGCATTATACAAACATTTGTAAATTCCAAAGTTTGTATTCATTACATACATCGGATACATTGTAGCCGATTCTGTTGCAGTTCCTCCAGCATTAGATACTGTTTGTCCTGTTCGTGAAGCAATCAGATTACTATGTGTATCGGTATCTTTATACATCTGATAGACTCTACCAGAAGTCCAGTTATGTCTTGTGACAACATGACTTATATCTGAAGAAGATACTTTCTTTGCAGCAATCATATCCTTCCAATGGGAATAGGATGTATTTGCTGTTGTATCGGATGATGGGTTTGCAGCTGTGGTTGGATTCGGAATAGTTGTATCACTAAACGATCCAGACCATGCACTTGCTTTACCAATAAACAAATAAGCATTGGTAGAAAGTGCAGTTGATGCAGTTGATCCACCATACAAAGACGCTTCGGACAGCATTTCACGAAACTGTTTTGCGTTGTGAATTCTAAAATTGTTTGTTACTAAAGCAGGCACGATTAATTCTCCTTGATAATTCTATTATATTTATACGGAAACTCTTTGGTCAATCCTATGGTTTATGTACATGAATCCATTATTAGATTCGTGTGGATGTCCTTTATAATGAAGTGGCTGAACGAATGGTACTATTCCATTTCTAATAGTTGATTCTTCAGTTACAATATTACCATTATTATCCACATCTTCTAATACGATACGATCATTGGTATCATTAAAATCTTCATTTGTAATATATGTTGTTCTTACAACTTTATGTTGTGCATCTGTTATGACAATATTATCTTCTTCTACTGATATATCTTGATCTAATGAACCCTCATCTGCAAGAATTTTTCCTATTGCAGATGTTGTACCACTATACGAACCAGAAGTTGTTGGAACTCCATCTTCTAAAAGTATTTCATCTTCATCTTCTAATAAAACATTACTTTCAATTGAAAGTTTTCTTGATCTTATTATAAATTCAGATGAGGCGGCAAGAGAACTAAAATCAGAAGGGCAGAAGTATTCATAATTGTCTATAACATTTGAAGCATATTCTCCAATATATTCATTACGAAATAGTCCAACTGGAACTCCACAAGACATTTCATCTGCCGGTTTATAAACCTTACCATATGTAGTTACTGAAATATCTGAAGTATCAATATCATCATATTCATCTGCTGTGCGAGGACTGATTAGAGTGAAATTTGCAATATCTTCATTCGTTAAAAATCCCCACTCATCCCCCTCTAATAAAATTCCATCTCCAGCATCAGCAGTTCCATCTGTACTATTTAACGCCATTTTACTGTTTTCAATATCTACATCCGTAACTTCGTATAGACCTCTATTTAAATTCTCTACATTTGTTCCTTCAAAATCATCTAGGTAAACTTGAGCACCTTCTTGGAAATAATGTGGATCTGAAGTAGTTATAGTAGTTCTTCCTTCTTCTACATGAAGTTGATTGCCATCTTCTAATAAAAACGTGTCTCCTTCTTCAGTATACAAAGATGAATCCGAAAACATATTAGTAACAGTTTTTACTGACATTAAAGAATACCAATCAGCAGGTGAATTATTTGTACTTAAAAGTAATTGGAGATATTCAATAAAAGAATCGGTAACTGAATCTGGCATATATTGTTCATAACCAATGGGCGCACCATCTTCATAAGTCAATAAAAAATCATCTTCCATCATCAATGAAGGAGTTGCAAATGGAGCACTAAGAAATTCCGAAATTTCTACCTCATATGCCATTTCGGTTTCAGCAGTAATCCTACGATAATCATCCTCATTTAAAATCTTACCAGGCCAATCTTCAAATGGTTCTTCTAAAAGAATATTATCTCCTGCATCAGCAGATCCATCTGTACTATCAAGTATCATCTCACTTTCGGTTGCAAGAACTTCAGTAAGATATTCCATTTCCATTGCACGATATTGTGCTACGCCATCATCTTGCAAAGAGTTAATATTATTAACTGCTTTGTCAAACATTCTTCCATTAAGATCAGTTGCAATCGCAACCTCACCAAATAATTTAAATCCTGCTGGATGGAGAAGTTTTAATACATCCTGCTTCCAAACATCAACGGAATCTGTTGTCTTGAGTACATAAGAATAGTCTTGATAATAATCATTGTCTTGAACTTTCATTTGAGAACTAGGCATTCCCTCTTCACCAACATGAGCCCCAGCTTTGGTTTTAATTGAAGTCATTACTGGTGTAAGAGTTGCAGCAGTAGAATTCACTGGAGCAGTTACTGCTGGATTATCAATATATCCAAATCCTTCTTCTGTGATTGTAACTCCTGTCATTGTTCCACCCAATGCACCAACATCTATATCCGCATTTCTTCCTTTATATCCTCCATATGTAGCATCAACTTCGTATAAGTTTGAATAATAATCATTAGATACAGTTGCAGTTGGAACTGCTTCGTATCCACTACCATGAGAAGTTATTTCAATAGTTGCAATTCTTCCAAATGTCTGTGTTTCATATGTCATTGCAGATGTAAATGTTGAAGTTCTACTAGCACCATTTAAATCTGTGCCATAATCTGAATCATCAATGTCAACATCTGATGTTGGATTTGTAATTGAACTATCATCTATAGTACATGATGTTGCACCAGAAATTGCAGCTCCGTCTTCGTCAAACAAATAAATGGTATCGGTGTTTGCCCATGCAGACAAAGTTCCATCTGCTCTGGATTCATCATAGATTACTAATTCGGAATTAGATATAGAAACAATTTCTCCCTTTTTTGTTGCACTTGAATATGATGCATTATTTCCGATACGATACCCTACTTGTACAGTAACACTAAAAGGAAGTGCAGTAGTTGCTCCACTTATATTAAAAGAAGATGTTTGAACTGCGACTGAAATTTTCGTAGTAATAACATTAACTGTATAAGTACTGGATAGCGTTTTAACCTTCGCTTCAGCAGTTACCTCTACGTTTGTTCCTGTGTTATCAAATACAAACGGATCATCAACTTGAAAACCATTTCCTGCATCTTCAATATCCATAATAGTTATTTGATCTGCTGTAGTGGTTGCAACTGTCGCAATAGCACCAAAACCCACAAGAGTAGAATCTGCTATTGTTAAGGAATCTCCAACATCATATCCTGTTCCCCCATCTACAATAGTAACTCCTGTCATTTGTCCAGTTACAGTTGCAGTAATGGTTGCACCGGCCGCAGTTGTTGCAGTAATAGTTTCTCCGATAGTGAAAGCAGTTGTTGATCTGTTTGTCAATACCAATTCAATAATAGGGATTGTTCCCAATTTACGAGTTGTGACAGATGAAACAAATGCAGTTGCTTCGGAAGAGATTCCAGTTATGGTTAGACCATTAAAATTCAAATAGTTTTCATCATATGCTAATTGGAGAACAGTATCTTGTTGCCAGTTACCGGCCGATACTTTAAGAAGATCCGATTTTGGATAGTAGAAATCTAAATTTTCTTGTGCATATAAAAGACGGAAAAGAGTCTTAAAAGATTTTTCACTTCCCTTTGAACGATAAAAAGATTTTAGATGTTTAATGAATTTTCTAAGATCGCCCTCTGAACTATTTCTTATATTTGGATATAATTCTTTTTTAAATGCTTGGAGAATGCCTTCGGAAGTTTCATCCGTATTCATTAAATCTTTGAATGTTTTTGTTGCATTCAAAGGGTGTCTGTTCAAATATGAAATCGTAACTCTTGCGGCAGAAGTACTTCCTACAATCACCTCTTCTGCTGCAAAATTTAAATCATTCGTTGGCTCTATAAAAAGTTTATTTGTAGAAGTGAATGCGGCAGTTGCTTTTACTGTTGCGGTTGCACCAGATGTTTGTCCAGTAACAGTTTCCCCTACTGTGAACGTACTGCCATAATCATTTATGATAGTATAGTGGACACAAAGTGCTTCTAGAAATTCATAGTAATGTTCCATGAACTTCTGATACATAGGGAATTCATCACCTATGAATGCAGGAAGTTGATTTCGTACCTGAGATACTGCTTTTGCTGTTACTTTTGCTGACATAGTTTAATACGTTGTAGTTGAACCAGTTGAAGTTCCAGTTGTGGTTGATGAAACAGTTCCAGCTGCAGTTGTTGATGTTACAGTTGTTCCTGTTCCAGCATCATCCTGCATTGTAACAGTGATGTTGGTATTAGACACATCAAAAATTTGATTTCTAATTGGAACTAAATCATTGACTGCTGGTTGTATAGTAAAATCCAAAGTTGATCCTGTAAAGGAATCTGGCTTAAATGATGTAATAGAAATATATCCATTTGAATAAGTCACAGACCCAGCAGAATTTGAAAGAAGAATTTTATCTGAACCAGACAAATAATAAATCCTCAATGTTCCGTCCAGATCATCCATATAAGCAGTTTCGTATGCAGTTCCAGATGCATCTGTATATGCAAATGCAGTTGAAGTAACAGAACCTTCATATGTTGTAGAAGGATTGTAAATTTGATTGTTGAAATCTATGGTATATGCTCCTGCTGTAGTAGTAGAGGGAGTAATACCTTTCTTCGCTGTAATCGTTGTCAAGTTATTGATAATGGATGTATTTGTTCTATCAATATCAGTAGATAAAGTTGAATATCTAAAAATAGCACCGAACTTTAAAAGATTATTTGTCTTGTATGATTGAATTGTATCAATAACTGCACTTGCAACTGCTCCAGATGAAAGTGTAGTTTTACGTGAATCATATTTTACTGTTACACTAAAAATCAAATCCACAATATCTGGATCAACCACTTCTGGTGTAATTGAAACCATATTATAAGATGATACTGCTGATTTAATTTCTGCAATCTGTGATGTTGAAAGAGAAGTTGCACCAGTTGGTTTTGCAGAAACAAAAACTTTACCAAATGTGGGTGTGGAGTGATCCTGGCCACCCCAAACCGATACACTATCCAATCCCGACACATTTCCTTCTACAATCTTCTTGTAGTCATCCGTTGTGACTGCACGATTTTGTGTCTCGTAAGTTTTTGGTGCATTGAATCTAATACTATCTAATGATTCCTTATCCGACCCACCAGATGCTGCATTTGATACTGCAACTGAAACTGTGGAATATCCTCCAACTGTTCCGGCAGCGGAAAATGTATTTGCACCATTTACTTCATCTCCTTCAGATACTAATGCTTTAAGAAGAACAATGTTTCCTGTAACTGGTTTTCTTCCAAGAACTCCATCTCCAAATTCTACTTTAAATTGTCCATCCGAAGCCTCACTAAGGAAGTAAACATTTGATGTAGAATTGACTGTTGTTATATCGGTTGCTTTTGTGTATACTGCTGTATTCGTATCGGTTACGGATTCTTGGACTGTTACTGTCAACGTATCTGTATCTGTGTTTGCATTAGGAAGTAAAAATTTCTGTTCTGTGTTTGCAGTATTTGCAGTGTACTTAAATGTCAACGGAACACCTTGTATCAATTCTACACCAGATGCTGTATATACTCCATCTGTAGGTGAGATTGTCGTTGAGTTTGCAGTACAAAACACATAACTTGTACCATTGACAGAAGAAGTAAATTGTGTGTGCTTATCTATCGTGATTGTTGCTGGCGAATCGCCTGGTGTAACTGTGATTGCAACATTTGCTTTTGAGCCAGTTGTTGATTGTGGTGTGTATCCCAACATTGATGCTTTTGCGACAACCGAATCTCGCAATTGTGCAGAATCCAAAAAGGATTCACTTGCAAGCATATTAAGATAATATGCATTGTAATAGGTATTGTAGGACAGAATATCTAAAAGTACAGATACGGCTGAACCCCCGAAATCATGATCTGTGAATTCTGCCTGAGAATTGAAATAATCCTTTAGATTATTCTTGATTGTATCAAAATCAAGTTCTGCAATTTTAAGTTTAGATATTTCTGCCATTCTTACACTCTATCAAAATATGTTTCTAGTTTTTGTGGTTCTGCTATAGATGCAACATTAAATAACACACTTACTACATACCGATTTTCATTTTCTTGTGCTTCTACTTTAACACCTATTACTTGAGCTCTAGGTTCGTGTCTTGTAACCGCTTCCCTTACCTCTGTTTTAATTCGTTCTACAGTAATAGGATTCATTGGTTCAAACAACAAAGAACGAATATTTGATCCAAATTCTGGTTGAAACAATCGTTCATTGAAATCTGTTTTGAGAATAGAAAGGATAGCACCCTTGACTGCACCTGCTCCTGTCTTCTTCCCAATATCTCCACTCATTGGGTTGGCGAACATACTGTACGCCATATCTTTGTAAGTTCTGTTTTCTATAGACATAGTGATTATATTTATCCTGCAAGTAATTTGTTAAGGACTGAAATGTTTGCTCCACCTCCCAACATCATATATCCTATTGCAAAATCTAAAGAATCTGGTGGTCTGTTTTCAGCACTCGCAAGTGCATCTTTAATTGCATTATTTCCACCAGTTGTTGAGTCAATTCTAAGAACATAAACTCCACCATCTGGAAGTCCATCAGTAAAAATTTTAAGAACCTTCTGAAGTACTGTATTTAATTCTTCCAACTTTTTTATCAGTTTATCAAGAAATTCTATCATTTCCGTTAATGCGGAAGAAGAGTCTCCTGCCATACTTCTTATAGTATT